AGACATGACTGATGAGCAGCGGGCGCTGCTAAACCACGTGCAAGACTTGGACCGTAAATTGTCCAATGCGCAATTTAATATGGACCAGCTTGCCATTGGCAGAGAAGCGTTTGTGAATCGACTCGCAGGTTCATTGGAGTCTGAAGAAGTCGTTGTGGAGTAATGAAGTATGAGTCGCACCGTTCAAGACGCTCATCGTCGTATAGATGAGATTGAACCACGCGTAACAAGATTGGAGACCGAGGTGCATATCCAGTTTAAGGAAGTGTTCACTCGGATCAAGCGCTTGGAAGCTATCTTGATCGGTGCGGCTGGTACTATCATTGCAATGCTGTTCGCCATCCTGACAAAGATGGGGTAACCACTACACACTCTTTGTTACAAAATAATACCTGTACACATAATAACAACTTATGGTATAAGCTAGATACACGCTTCGCGCTGCGACAATCCATTATTTGAGGGTCTTTGGATGATCGCAGAGCTTGCCGCGTTCAACGCGGGATTCGCCGTAGTTAAACAGTTCGTCGCCAATGGGCGTGACCTGTCTGATGCTATGGGCGCTATTGGGCAGATGGTCGGTGCCAAAGAAGACCTGAAAGCTCGTGGCGAGAAGAAAAAGAAAAGCGTTCTCTCCATCCTCGGCGGCAAAACCGAAAACGACTTTGAAGAGTTCATGGCGCTTGAGAAAATCAAGCAAATTGAAAAAGACCTCACCTCCATGATGAAGCTCTACGGACGCCCCGGACTGCATGACGACTGGATTCGTTATCAGGCCGAAGCGCGTAAAAAACGTAGACAACAAGCTCTCGACGACAAGAAACGTAAAGAAAAGATGTGGGAGTACATCGGATGGGGGATCGCTGTTTTCCTATTTGTTGTCGGGCTAGCAGGCATCGTGGTATGGGCTAAGTTTTTACGGGATGGTGCGTTATGGTAAAGAAGTTCCAGAAACAATCTGAATACGAAGAGTACGATCTTGACGGGGATGGTACAATTACTGACGAAGAGCTAGAAGCTGCTAAAGAAATTAAACAGGAAGAAGCCGAATTGCGTAAGATGCGGGCACAGCGTCGGATGGCAGTAGCCTCACTTGCTGCTATGGGAGCCTTTACGTTCGCTATGTTCTTTGTGCCGATTGAACGCGTAGAAGCCCTTTCTGGTATCTCGGACTTATTCTTTTTGTCGGCGGCTGGAATAGTCGGGGCTTATATGGGGATGACGGCATGGATGTCAAAAAAGTAACGGAAATCTCAGAAAAATGGACTTCGGCAGGTGCTGCCTGCCTTCTTACGATGGTGCAGGGTAACGTGTTTGCGTTAAACCCATCTCACTGGATTACTGCGACTAAAACAGCTACAGGGGCTACCATCATTTATCTGGTTTGTTTGTACCTACCAAAAGTCGGAGATTGGCTAAAAACACGGCTTGGTGGGGCGGTGCTAATAGGTCTTGCTACTTTCTTTGCCGATTTGGGTATGCACCCAACGCATTTTGGTTACTGGTGGACTGAAGCATTGGTTACGGCGTTAGGAGCTACGGCGGTATCGTTTGTACTGCACAAGCAGTTAGTTAAGTAATCTTTGCAAATCATGCAGTAATCTATTAAGGTGAGGTAGGTAGTATTATGTGGAGGTTCTAATGCTACAAGCACTCATTGGTCCCGTGTCTGGTCTACTGGACAAGTTCATCGAGGACAAAGATCAAAAAGCTGCGTTGGCGCATGAGATTGCGACGATGGCAGAAAAACATGCCCATGAAGCAAACATGGGGCAGTTAGATATAAACAAAATGGAAGCTCAGCACCGATCTATTTTTGTGGCGGGTTGGCGACCATTCTTGGGTTGGGGCCTTTCGTTTGCCATGATATGGCACTTTGTCCTTGTCCCAATGATTACGTTTGGGTTCGCGTATGCAGGGGTTGTACCCCCAGAACTACCCGCGTTTGACATGGAAAGCCTAATGACTGTACTGCTTGGTATGCTTGGGTTGGGTGGACTCAGAACGTTTGAGAAAGCGAAAGGGCTGACCAAATGAGTTTTAAGTTATCACAGCGTAGTCGAGATAAACTCGAAGGCGTAGATGTCGGGCTTATTGCCGTTGTCGATTACGCTATTGCCGTTACTAAGATTGATTTTGGTGTAATCTGCGGTCTGCGAACCATCGAAGAACAGCGGGAACTTGTAGCGAAAGGCGCAAGTAAAACAATGAAATCTAAGCATCTTAACGGTCATGCCGTGGACCTTATGGCCTATATTGGACCGCGTGGTTCGTGGGAACTCAACATTTATGATGAAATAGCCGACGCCATGAAAGAAGGCGCACAGGCTGCTGGTGTAGGTGTTCGCTGGGGTGCCGCATGGCATATCCCTGACATCCGTGATTGGGATGGTACGATGGAAGATGCGATGAACGCCTACGTTGATTTACGGCGTTCACAGGGTAAAAGGCCCTTTATTGACGCCCCACACTTTGAATTGGCGGGGTAGCGATGCGTAAAACAGTACAGGCACGTGATGTAGAAGGTGGCACAGAGCCTACGCACACACTAGAAGTTGTTTGTGCAAATTGTGGATATGACCTCGACGAGGCCGAATTGGAAGCAGACACTTGCTCGGATTGTGGTCAGGCGCTAAATTTGAAAGAAAGCGTATCTATTCAAGTTACCACTCTTCCACCAGTGTTTGGTGAAACTATGTAGGTGGATCATGGCTCTAAAGAAGTTACTATTCAAACCCGGAATCAACCGCGAAGTAACACGTTACACCAACGAGGGTGGTTGGTACGAGTGCGATAAAGTACGCTTTAGGCAAGGATTCCCAGAAAAGATCGGTGGTTGGTCTCAAATCTCTGGTACCACCTTTCTTGGCACCTGCCGTTCGCTGTGGAATTGGGTAACACTTGGCAGTATCAATCTGATTGGTGTGGGTACACACCTCAAGTTTTACCTAGAGCAAGGTGGCGGGTATAACGACATTACGCCGATACGAACTACCACCGCTGCTGGTGATGTGACATTTGCCGCTACAAATGGCTCTGCAACGCTAACCGTTACTGACACAGGACACGGTGCACGAGAGAATGACTTTGTTACCTTCAGTGGTGCGGTAACACTTGGCGGTAACATTACTGCTGATGTACTGAACCAAGAGTATCAAATCGTCACCGTACCCGATGCCGATACTTACACTATCACAGCAACTGCTACAGCCAACGCCTCAGACACAGGTAATGGTGGTTCCGCTGTTGTTGGAGCGTACCAAATCCGTACTGGTGAGCCGTATGAAGTCCCTCTATCTGGTTGGGGCGGCGGCACATGGGGCGCTGGTGTATGGGGTACAGGTGGTGTTTCCACCGAAGCTATCCGTCTTTGGAGCCAGTCGAACTTCGGCGAAGACCTTGTGTTTGGTCCTCGCGGGGGTGATATTTTCTACTGGGATGCCACAAACGGTGTTAGCACACGAGGTGTTTACCTAAACACGTTATCAGGCGCTTCTGACGTACCTGAATCGCAAAACGTAATACTCGTTTCTGACATCAACCGTTTTGTATTCTGTATGGGTACAAACGATGTGGGCACCGCTACGGTAGACCCGATGCTTATTCGCTGGTCGGATCAGGAAGACCCTGCCAACTGGACGCCAGCTTCAACGAACCAAGCGGGGTCCTTGAGACTGTCACGGGGCACCGAGATAGTTGCGGCTAAACAAGCACGTCAAGAGGTCCTCGTTTGGACCAACTCTTCCTTGTACTCATTGCAGTATCAGGGCGCACCTGCCGTCTGGGGTGCGCAGTTGGTCGGCGATAACATTTCTATCGCATCCATGAACTCCGTGGCGTTTGCTAGTGGTATCGCGTTCTGGATGGGTAAAGACAAGTTCTATATGTACGATGGACGCAGTCAGCCGCTACAGTGCGACGTGCGTCGGTATGTATTTGGGGACTTCAACCCGTTGCAGTATGACCAAGTATTTGCGGGTACTAACGAAGCGTTCCACGAAGTTTGGTGGTTCTATTGCTCGTCTGATAGCCAGAATGTGGACCGTTATGTGGTGTTTAATTACCTCGAACAGACGTGGTATTACGGCACTATGGGGCGCACCGCGTGGCTTGATTCTGGCTTACGTGAGTACCCACTGGCTGCAACTTATAGCCACAACCTCGTTAATCACGAGCAAGGCACCGACGATAACGAGACAGGCACTCCTGCGGCGATCACTGCAACTATAACATCTGGTCAATTTGACCTAGATGATGGTGACCGTTTTGCCTTTATCTGGCGTATTATGCCAGACGTAACCTTTGACGGGTCTACGGCGGCTAGCCCCGCTGCGACCATGACGCTGCTCCCCCTTGCAAACTCAGGGTCAGGGTACAACAGCCCGTACTCAGAGGGGGGTAGTGCCGTAGGCACCGTCACCCGTACCGCTACAGTGCCGATTGAGCAGTTTACGGGGCAGGTTAATACACGTGTTCGAGGCCGACAAATCTCCCTAAAGATGGAGTCTACTGACCTTGGTGTTAAGTGGCAGTTAGGTTCTCCACGAGTTGATATGCGCCCTGATGGGAGGCGCTAATGGCTAACGAGATTGAGAGAGCAGAGCCGCCTGCTCTGCCACTGGCCCCTGAAGAATACAGACGCCCGTTTATGGACCAGAACAGTAACGTCCTGCGTCTGTTCTTCAATCGTATCGTGAACTCTCTCAATACGCTGTTTAGCACTGACGATGGTGGCAGATTTTTGTATATGCCACGGGGGTCTTTTTATAGCACTGCTGACCAAACGGCGGCAATGGCAAATACGGGGTACGCGGTTACGTTTAATTCTACGCACCACACGGATAGCATAACTCTATCAAACAACAGCAGGATAAATGTTACCTACGCAGGTACATATCAGTTCTCTATAACGCTTCAGATAGAGCATAATAATTCTAGTGAGGCTACGGTAACTGTTTGGGAGAAGCGAAATGGAACTACCGATACATCCTACTCAGGACATCTATTTGATGTAAAAGGTAACGATTACTATGTTGTTAACTGGGTTTTTACACGCGCTTTAGAAGCAAACGATTATATTGAAATCTACTGGGCCACTACTGATACGCAGTTAAACTTACACGCAGAAGCTGCATCAGCCCCTCACCCCGGCGTCGCATCAGCTACGGTTGATGTAACATTCGGGACTAACTCATAGTAATATGTAGGGCCTGCCATCAGCCGTCGTTGCTGTATCATTTGTTAGCAACTTATAGTGTGTGGTTGCCTCCAGTGAGGAGATGTCTATACTGAATCCACCCTAACTATAGGAGCGACAAAATGGCATTTGATTTTCTTGAACTGTTCAACGCAATAGGCGCTGCACAGAAGGTGGTGACGAAAGACTTCATCCCCGCCGAATCCATGGACACCCCCGTAACCGAAGACGCAACAGGGCTAGACAGCCTTGATGTGACGCTAACTTTCTTTGTTCTTGGCGAAGCCTACGGCATCCCCGAAGACGAGGAACTTAACGAACAATGGCCCTACGAGAGTGTGCAGTTGTTGAAAGAGTTCATTGACGAACATAAAACGAAAAACCCCGAAGACGAGTTTAACTCGATTAAAGCACTCGTTAAGGAGTTAGCATGATTTACATGACGCAATGCAGGACTGCCTGCACGACTGACCGTACCCTGATTGACGACATACCCTACCCTCAACACGCCCATATCCTGCCGAAAACGTTTCGTAGAGCCAAATCTGGCCTGAAATACCCTCCTCACGTACTGATCGAAAGCCTGATTGACGAAGAGTTAATCAACTACGTGGTCAGTAACCCTGTAGCGGGCAAAACTGGTTTCATCTTTGCGGCGGGTAACCAAGGCTGGATGGGCACTAACGGGCGGTACGACAAAAACCCCGATGCACAGCTTCACTACAAGGTGAAGATTCCGTTTATTGTACTGACCAATATCTATGCAGGGCGTATAGCCAGCATGTTTGCTGTACATGACCATGTGTCAACAGATGCTAGCGCCTGCTCTTCTAGCTTACACGTACTCATGAATATGCAGAATCTGATGAACAACTATGGGTTTGATCGGGTTATTGTGTTTAGTGGCGAAGATAGTGTAAACAACTTAGTATTAGAGTTCTTCGGCGAAGCAGGTGCAAGCCTACAATACAAGGACGAGGGTGAACGCCAACCCTCTGCGTTTGACGACCACAACCAAGGCTTCAACATTGGGCAAGGTGCGGTAGTCGCAATCTTTGAGAAAGAGCACGCAGGTATGGCTGATCCCATGGCAAAATTTGTAGGCGCATACAGTTCCGCAGAAGACAATACCAACCCGCTAGGGCAACGAGATGATGGGTCGGGCTTTAGTAAAGCTATCGAGGGCGCATTATTTGTAGCCAAAGCACATAAAAATGATGTAAGGTTGGTTAAAACGCATGGAACTGGCACGCCAGTCAACAATGCTGCGGAAAAATCGGCACTCCTACGTTCTCTTAACGAGTTTGTGGCAACGTCTTACAAACCACGTATTGGACACACCATGGGTGCTAGCGGACTATTGGAGACTGGTTTGTTGCTACGCGACTTACAGAACGGCTATGTGCCGAAAATCCTAAACAGAACTCAGGATGATCCTGTGTTCTTATCCTCTGACGCCCCCGTTCCCGAGGGCCTTATGCTTAGTCTTGCCGCTGGCATGGGCAACATCTACTCGGCAGCGTTGTTTTCACGGGAGGTGTAAGATGCAATTAGTGAATAGCAAAGAACGGCTATTAAAAGGACCTGAAATTGTAGCGATGTCTGCAATGGAGGCCACTGGACTTAAATACCCCAAAGAAGTGCTTTTGGGAGCGGTTGCAGCAGAATTTACACTGCCACGAACGGATTTAGTACAGATCGGAAACACTGTGTTTGTGGGTCATACGGGTAAAGGCAAGAACAAAAAGAAGATGGTGGGCCGTGCGTTCAATGTCGATACGGGTAGGAACTTCATTATCAATGGGTTCAAATACTTCACATATCTACAAAAGAACGGCATAACTCACTATTCGACAACGTTCGACGGACCTGTTTTCTTAAACGGGTTTAAGCTCTTTAAACGCCGTGCTGACCAACAAGATACGGAGATTGCGATTGGTAAGTACCGAAATAGCGATACGTATGTGGTGTTTATGAGGCTAGGAAAAGAGCCACTAATGCGAGGGTTGTAAATTGAGCTTTATCGTTGACGCCATTTCAGACGTAATTGACTGGGTCGCTGGTGCCATTGAAGACGTTGTTGAGTTTGTCTTTGATGAAGTCATTGAGCCTGTTGTTTCGTTTGTTGGTGATACGGTACAAGCCCTTTTAGACAATCCACTGGAAACAATCGCAAAGGTGGTGGCTATAGCGACGGGTAACGCGTGGGCCATACCACTCATTGATGGAGCTTCTGTAGCTGCAAATGGTGGCGATCTTGGTGACGTGCTTGAGAGCGTTGCTATATCCTATGTTTCGCAAGCCATTGGCGGTGAAATTGCACAGCACACTGCTCCGTTCGTTGACGAAGTTATCGGTGACTCACTCAGCGCAGGTCTAAAAGAAGTTGCTGTCGCATCTATCACTCAAGGCACCGTTGCTGCTACCTCTGCCATCCTTTATGGAGAAGACCCGTTAGAAGCGTTTGCCCGAGGTGGTATCACCGCTGCGGTTTCCGCAGGTATGGGTAAAATCGCTGAGCAAATAGGTTTTGAGGTAGAAGTCACTGACCCTGATACGGGGCAGACGACTACACGAGCACTTCCAAACGTCGTTAAAAACGTTGTTAGTGCTGCACTTGCCGCTGAATTAACGGGCGGTGAAATCACTGACGAGCTTATAGCAAACGCCGTTACGCGTGGTTTGATTACCACGGACCTTGTTAAAAAGTACGTCGCAGACAACCCGAACATTGGAGATCGTGAACTTACCTACATGACCGCTGCGTTTCAACGCACAGCGGCTGTCGCCCTATCTGGTGGTACTGGAGAACAGGCAGCGGCACAAATCATGGGCGTTATCTCTGCCTATGGTATGGAAGAACTGCACGATGAGATTCGTGACTCAGGTGTTGGGGACTTTATCGGCGATACCCTCGACAAAATATCTGGTGATTACCAGCGCGTAGAAGAACTAACCGCGTTAATGGACGAGATAGGCCCAAGACTCCAAACAAACTACGCCGAATACGAAGAAAAGTACAACACACTGCAAGCGTTGTGGGGCATTATCACGGGTAATCGTGAACAGATTATGATGCTTGAAGCTGATGCAGCGGAGCCGGGGCTGGACGCCAACAATATATTTGCACGACAAATTGCAGAATTAGAAGCTGAGCTTGAAACAGCCGTCGTAGAATACAACCGCTTAATCGAAGAAGAAGGCTACCTCGACCGAATTAACGAACTTGTACCCCTAATCGAGGCTGATAACGAAGCGTTGCAAGGGTACCAAGACGATCTCATCGAAGCACAGAATGATCTACAACGTAGTGCTGACCGCTTAGACGGTGAGCTAACGTCTGTATACAGCGCAACAGATGAGTACCTAGTTAACGCTATGGACCCCGGCTTTAACGCCGACGAATACCGAGAACTTAACAACCTACCTGATGATGTAGATGCTTATGCACACTTCTTATCCGAAGGACAGCATAACGGGGCGTATACTAGCTGGAATCAATACGACATCGCGTTAGACAACGCACGTGATCTTGCAATGAACGAGATCATGTTTGGCGGCTTTGGTATTGGTGAAAACTCTGCCGTATGGAACCTTACAGACGCTGACCGCCAAGCCTTACAAACCATACTAAGAGAGAACGGATACGACTCCCCTCAAGCCTTAAATGAACTTTTAACAGCGCCGGGCGAAGTCCGAGAAGCTGTGTTTAATCAATGGGTTGAAGCCATTGGGTCAAACCAAAACCGTTTGTTCAGCACTGGCGATACGTTACGGCAAGCCGACATAGACTATCTTGCGGCACAAGGATACGACATGCGAGGTGTCGCGGTAGGCACTCCAATGTCTGCTGAAGAGGCGATTGCGCTAGATGCTGGTTTCCGTCAACAAAGTGGAGACTCAGAAAGTGGTGGCGGTGGGTTTGGATTTTCTGAAGGTGTCACTGCTGAAGACGTTATAAATGGTACAGCTATCCTTCGTACGGGAGACGACGGGTCCATGCAATGGACAGTGCTACCGGGCGTAACACGTTGGGACCCTCAACATGGCTGGATTACACAGCAGATTTTTTACGATGAAGCTGGAAATAAACGGCAGTGGCAGTATGTAGACCAAGACGGTAACTTTGTCCCCGGCACTATGGGGCTTGTTATCTATGGTGGCGTGCAAGATGTTGATGACCGCGAACAAGCAGGTTTAGCGCTTAACGCCGCAAGCAGTGGTATGTCTTGGGGTGATATTCAAGAAGGTCTTGGATGGTCTGACACCTTAATTGACATGGCGCAAAACGTCATGGATTGGGCAAACGAAAACGACACCGATGTGTTCGGGTTGTTTGATGCTCAAAACTTCCTTGCCAACGCTATGAAAGCTGGTGGTGGCATCCTCGAAGCGTTTAACGGCATGTCCACCTTGTTTGGTATCGCACCAGACAGCACAGCACTTGGTAAGTTTGCGGAGCAACTACAGAACATTGGTGCAGCGGGCAACACCGAAGAGTACCAAGCCGAGCTTGCCAAACTGCAAGAAATGATGAGCGCCGAAACTGATCTTCCAGAAGATGCGGCGTGGTATGAAAGAGCGTTTGCTAGAGTCGCTACGATTGCTGGCGCAGCCGCTGAGCACCCCAGTGCGTTTATTTCTGAATATATTGGCGTTGAAGCCTTGCAGGAGCTTGTACCTCTTGCAGTCGGTGGTGTTGCCACACTGGGTGCGAAAGGCGCGGCAATGGCTATGGGTCGTACGCTGTCCACTCGTATGGCGGCTGGCACAGGTCTAAGTGCCGCAGCAGTCACAGACATCGCCGAAAGCTATGGTGGCACAGCGGGAGAGACGTACGACCGTGCACTAACAGTCGCCTTAGACTCAATTAACCCTGCTACGGGTCAGATTTATACGCAGGAAGAAGCTGAAGAATACGCAATGACACTCGCCGTACAGACGGGTGCAGTAGCCGCAACAATGACCGCCGCTACAATGGGTATCGGTGGCATGGCGTTGGAGAAAGCGCTGCTTGGTGACAAAGCCGCAACTGGGTTTGTCGGAGCAGGTATAGACGAGCTTGCAAGCCGTATCGCTAATGGCGGTACGATTATGATTAAAGAGGGCCTTACTGAGGGTCTCGAAGAAGGTCTTGCTACCGCGTTCCGTGAAGGGCATTTATCACAAATTAACCCTGATATTGACGTAGCCGACGAGGTTGCAGGTGCGGCCTTCATGGGCTTTATTGTTGGTGGCCCAGTTTCTGGTGGTGCGTATGGCGTAAGCCAAGTCGGAGATGCTTACTCTAACTTTATCTCTGCGATTGACCCTGACGTGCGGTCAGCCATCGAGAACGGTAACACTGTAGCTGCTAACGAAGCACTGGATAATCTAGGTGTTACCGACCCAGTCGTACGTAATAACGTACTCAGTCAGGTTGCACCCGATCAGTTCGTCAACACAGCGCAAGCCACTACGTCATTCCTTAACGCAAACCCTGATTACACTGCAACGGAAGCAGAGATTAACTCGTTTGTACAAGCGGGCAGCTACGAAGATATTAACGAACAGATTGATCGCTACGTCGATGATCGTTACGTGGACGTGCAGGAAGTTATTGATGCCGCCGCTGCCGAAGGCGTTACGCTCACTGAAGAACAAGCTCAACAGTACGTTGGTCAAGGCCCCGCAGGTCATGAAGACGCGGTACTGTCTAACCTTCGCACCGAACTTGGCCCTGAGTACACTACTTTTGGCGAGGCTAAGAAGTTCTTTGAAGACCTTGGATTCAACCCCACAGACGCACAAGTGCAGGGCTTTGTTGGTCGTATCGCCGAAAGCACACAACAGCAGGCTATTGCTGAGTATGTAGACCCACGACAAATTACGGAAGAAGAAGCCCGCGCTGCGTTTGAGGCTCAAGGGTTTGACCCCTCTGCGGATGACATTGCGGCGTTTGTTGGTCAAGGCAACGCTAATTTTGAATCTAACGCCGACTTTGAAGGGTATGTAGACCCCCGTCAGGTTACCGAAGCGGAAGCCCGTGCGTTCTTTAACGACTTAGGGTATGAGGCTACTGATGCGCAAATTGCCGCGTTTGTTGGTCAAGGCGGGGCAAACTTTGAAAGTAATACAGGCACTAACGTCTCTAGTTACGTTGACCCCCGTCAGGTTACTGAAGCGGAAGCTCGCGCTGCGTTTGAAGCACAGGGCTACACCCCGACTAACGAAGAGGTTGCGCAATATGTTGCGCAAAGCGCCTATAACAATCTTCAGGCTTCTACAGAGACCGACATCACTAGCTTTGCTGACCCTCGTGCAACTACAGAGGCCGAAGTTCGTGCCATGTTTGAGGCAGAGGGGTACACACCCACCGATGCCGAAGTCCAAGCCCGTATGGGTCAGGGCGGTGCAGACTTTGAGTCTACGTCCGATGAGCAGATCAGCAATTATGTAGACCCACGTCAGGTTACTGAGGCAGAGGCACGTCAGTTCTTCGCCGATATGGGTTACGATCCTACAGATGCGGAAGTCGAAGCGTACATGGGGCAAGGCGGCTCAAACTTTGAGTCGAACAAAGAGACTGCGGTTGGTGCGTATGTTGATCCACGCCAGACTACGGCAGAAGAAGTTAGGGCGGCGTTTGAAGCGGCGGGCTACGAAGCGACTGAAGACCAGATTAACCAGTTCGTCGGACAGCTAAACCAAGCACAGCAAGAAGCTGCGGTCGGCGAATACATTGATCCACGTCAGGTAACAGAGAATGAAGCACGTCAGTTCTTCTCAGACCTTGGCTATGACGCCACGGCTGATGAGATTGCTGCGCAAGTTGGTCAAAGCCTTGAGGAAACGTATCAAGCCACGACCGAGACAGGTGTCGGCAGCTACGTAAACCCACGTCAGGTAACAACTGATGAGGCGAGGGCTTTCTTTGAGAGCTTGGGCTACGAGGCCAATAACGCAGAGATTGCGTCGTTTGTTGGTCAGGGCGGTGACACGTTTGCTGCCGATCAACAGGCCGCAGTGGGTACTTACGTAGACCCACGTCAGATGACTGAAGCTGAAGTCCGCGAGATGTTTGCGGCTCAAGGCTACGAACCTACTGACGAAGAGGTGGCAGGCTACGTTGGTCAGGGCAACAGAAACTTCGACACAAATCAAAGCAACGCGGTCACTGCGTTTGCTGACCCACGTGCAACCACTGAAGCTGAAGTTAGAGCACAGTTCGAGGCCGCAGGCTACGATCCTAGCGACGAAGAAATCGCGGCCCGTGTCGGTCAAGGCAATGCAACCTTTGAGTCTGGCACCAATACTGAGGTCGCAGGCTACTCCGATGTGCGTGTTGTCACCGAAGCAGAAGCACAGCAGTTCTTCGATAACCTTGGCTACGAAGCTACAGACGACGAGATCGCTGACTTTATCGGTCAGGTCGAAGATCGTAGCAATGCACAGTACCAGTCACAGCAACAGAACCTTGTTGGTCAGTATGTAGACCCACGTCAGGTCACGTTTGACGAGCTACAAGCCATTGCAAGTCAGGAAAACCTTACCCTTACTGAGGCACTTGCCGAAGCGTATGTGGGTCAAGGTGACGAGAACTTTGAGTCAACCAATTTTGCCGATGCTCGTAGCGAATACGATACCTTGGCTACCACCACGGACGAAGCACGGCAGTTCTTTGGTGATCTAGGCTACACCTTTACCGACGAAGAAGTCGCTCAGTTTGCTAACGACAGCATGACTGAGGCAGACCAGCAAACGGCACTAGGTGCCTATGTAGACCCACGTCAATTTACTTTCGAGGAAGCTCGTCAGTACATGATTGACCAAGGCTACACTGATCCTACAGACGAAGAAGTTAACAGGTTTGTGGGTCAAGGTGACGACGCATTCCAAGCTACCAACCAAGACGCTGCGTTTGCGTACGTCGATGAATTTACTGTCACGGCTGACGAAGTACGTGATATGTACGCTGAGTTGGGTCTGGTACGGCCTACGGATGACGATATTGCACGGTTTGTAGGTCAGTACGAAGAATCCACCCTGCGTGGACAGCTTGAAGAATACCTACCCGTTGCAACGTCTAACTCAATCAACGGCATTGTTGAGGGTCTGGAAGACCAAATCGGTCAGATTGCTGACGGTGACCAGCCTGCTACGGGTCTGTATGCGTACATTGATAACGCCATTCAGGACCTGATAGATGCAGGAATCGACGCTGACGAAGTTACACAGATTATTAACGACGTTGTTGGTACACCTGCTACTGGCGATTCTGACGCGACTGGTATCTATGCAGCACTCGAAGGTGTGGTTGACGATGTCGAATCACTTATCGGTCAGCCTGCCACAGAAGATAGCGAAGCTACGGGTATCTATGAGGCGATTGACGACGCGGTTGCGGGAGTCAGTGAAGAAGTAGCTGACGTTGCCGAAGACGTTGCCGACCTATCTGATGTTATCGGTACTCCTGCGGTCGAAGACGACCTTGCTACTGAAGATGTAGACGAGTCCCAAGAAGCCACGGGTATCTTTGCTGAAATCGACGCACTGGTCGAGGCAGGTGCAACACGCGATGAAGCTATCGCTGCGCTCGCAGGCCAGATTGGTACAACATACGATAACTTGATAGCAGCCCTTGGCGAAGTTGAAACCAACATCGCCGAAGACATTGAGGGCGTACAAGAAGATATAGCTGACGTTGCGGGTATCCTTGGTACTCCTGCGGTTGAAGATGACCCGAATACTACAGATGTAGATGAATCTCAGGACCCAACAGGTCTGTTCGCTACGATTGCTGAGTACGAAGCACAGGGTCTAGCACGTGATGAAGCCACTCAACAGGCTATCAGCGACCTATCTAACGAGCTTGGGCTAACTGAAGACCGCATCCTCGAAGAGTTCGGTCTTACCGAAGACCGTATTATCCAGCGTATTGACGATGCTGAGACTGCGCTTAGCGAAGACATCGCAGGTGTACAAGAAGACGTTGATATTCTTGAGGGCGTCATTGGTTTGCCCGGTCTGGAAGATGACCCGAACACGCCTGATATTGATGAGAGCCGTGCAGCGACAGGTATCTTTGAGACCATCGCCCAGTACGAAGCGGCTGGCATTGCACGTGATGAAGCCACACAGCGAGCGGTATCTGACCTATCTACTGAGTTAGGTATCACTGAAGAAAACTTACTCAACCGTATTACTGAAGCTGAAACCACACTAACTGACGATATTAACGCCATTAGTGAACTGATTGGTAAGCCTGCTACTGAGGTTACACAGACTGACATCGACTTTGTTGTAGATGTTATCGCTGGTAATCAAGTTATGGCAGAAAACCAGCTTGCGCAGTACGATGTGACTGGTGATGGTCAGATCACACTAGAAGATCAACAGCTACTAGAACAGCTATTGGCTGGTGAAAACGTATTCGGTCAGGTTGCCGATACGTCTATCTACGCACCGACAGGTATTTACGGTACGGTGCAGGATACGCAGACCGCTATTGAGCAGCAGATACAGCAAAACCAAGAGCAAACGATGGATCAAATCCAACAAATGGAACAGAACATCGTTACTAATATTGAACAGGAGGCGTTACGTGCTGGTGGGCGTCAATTCTTGCAAGCCGCGCTTCAAGCTCCTGATGCAATGGGGCAACAAGTAACCGTCAGAACACCCGATCCGCTAAATTTACGCTACATTTACGACTTTAGCAGCATATTTGCCACTCCTCAACAGCAGGCAATGTTCCCTAGTCCGTATGCAAAGGGTGGACAAGTAGAGGATACAACTGATAAGTTGTTAAATATAATTGGAGGCTCGTAATGGGGTGGTTCAGTGACTTAGTAGATGATTTTGGAGCTGGTATTCAGCAAGCGGGTAGTAACGCTTATGACTACTTTACCAGTCCAGAAGGCATAATCCGCCTTGGATCAATGGGGTTAGGCTATTTAGGCAGCAAATCAGGTGCGGGGCAAGCACAGATTCCCCCTACTGGGTACCAAGGCGGCATCCCCGCCCTTCGCGCAATACGTACACAAGCACCGCAGATGATGGGCGAAGAGCTTTCCGATGGCTCTGTGCGCCCTATTGACCAAGCCGCCCCAACAGGTATCGAAGGGCTATATGCACCGCAAGGTACAGGTCGGCAGGTTCCAATGTCCTATGATCCCAACCGTCGTCCCGGCAGTGCGGGTCGTCGTTACTTTACTGACGTGCAGTATGTGGCTGAAGATGAAGATATGGGTGCGGCACAAGAACGTATGGAAGCGCAAGCTGCACAGTTAACAGAACAAAACATACGTAACCTAGCTAGACAGCAACGTTCTACACCACGTGGTATGGCGACAGGGGGCATTGCCGCGCTAAAAAAGGGTAAGTACCTTGATGGGAATACCGATGGCATGGCTGATGAAGTCCCTGCCACTATCGAGGGACGTCAACCAGCGGCACTTAGCGACGGGGAGTTTGTTATTCCTGCCGATGTCGTAAGCCATCTCGGTAATGGCAACTCTGATGCAGGTGCCAAAGTATTAGAGCGAATGATGGCTCGTGTTAGAAAAGAACGCACGGGCAATACGAAACAGGGTAAAGAAATAAAGCCCCAGAAAATGTTACCAGCGTGAGGTGAGACATGGCTGATCCGATTGTAGGACAAGAAACAGGTAGAGAGTCGTCCCTTTCTACATGGGCTGGTCCGTATGTAACCACAATGCTTGGCAAGGGCGCTGCGCTTGCAAATGAACCCTATCAAGCATACATGGGGCCGCTGACCGCTGGTTCTGCACCCCTGCAACAACAAGCATTCCAAGGTATTGCTGGCCTCGCTGTGCCGGAACAGATGGGGGCATATCAGCCTCAGTCGTTTACACAAGAAGGCAGTGCACAGCAGTACATGAACCCATATATTCAGGCCGCGCTACAGCCGCAGCTTGATGAACTCCGTCGTCAGACTGAAAAATCACGTGTTGAGCAGGCAGGGCGTCTCACCCGCGCTGGTGCTTACGGTGGTTCTCGACAGGCTTTGGCAGACACAGAACTTACTCGTGCGATGTTGTCAAATATGGCAAACGTAACGGGACAAGGCTACAACCAAGCGTTCCAACAAGCACAGCAACAGTTCAACACAGAACAGCAACAGGCTCAGCAAGCACAGAACCTAGCAAATCAGTTCGGATTGCAAGCACTGGCGAACCAAGTACAAGCTGGTCAGCTACAGCGTGGCATTGAACAAGAAGGTATTACAGCAGACCGATTGCAGTTTGAGGAAGAGCGAGACTTCCCATACAAGCAGGTGCAGTACATGCAGTCACTTCTACAGGGCTTGCCGATTGCCGCACAGTCTTATTCATACGCACAGCCAAGTGCGCTATCCGACTTTTTATCCGGTTCTGGTGGGGTGTACGACCTACTTAGTAAAGTATTCTTGCCTCAAGAAACGCCGCCAGCCGAAGACACTAGCGGGACAGGGGGCTAACCAATGGCGATTGACCAAGATATTCAACAGCGCGTTGACGCATATCGCAACAACCCTCAAGCCCTGCAACAACGGTACGCCGCTAATCAACAGCTTCTTGATCTGTTAGCACTTCAACGTCTGAAGTCTGAGAAAGACGATGCTGCACGTAAGGTGCAGATGGAGATGCAACAGAATCCTCAGACTATTAAGCAGCAGCGTGAACAGCAGCTTTTGGACATGACGAAGCAAGACCTTGCTCAACAAACAGCAGCGATCATGCAGAACAAGCAGCAACAGCAGCAAAAGAATATGCAGCGGGTAGCTAAACAAGGTGCAGCGCCACCTCAACAGGTTCAGCAGTTACAGTCTGGCCTTGGCGCGTTGGCTAGACGTCAACAACAGCAGGCACCACGTCGTATGGCGGCGGGTGGCATTGTGGCCTTTGCAAAAGGCGGGGAAATAACACAAGCCGATATTGATGCTTA